AACGAAGCGGAGGCGAAGTATGTCCTCGCGACGCTTGACCCGATGGCAGGGCTCGCAGACGTTGACGAGGATGCGCTTCGCTCATTACTCGCAGACATCGACATCGAAGACGACGCGGTTCTCGCCATGATGGACGAAGTCTTGAACCAAGAGGACGAACTACCAGGGGGGGGGGGCGAGGGTGGGGGCGGCGCACCGGGGCTCGGCGATGTCGAGTATCGAATCATAATCGACTGCGACGACGAGAAGCATCAAGTCAAACTCTTGACCAAGTTCGAGAAGGAGGGAGTCGAATGCCGAGCGCTCATGTCATAGTGGAAACCAACATCGAGAACAGTGTCAGAACGAAGCAACTCTCCGCGATGTTCGACGTGCCGCTCGCCGACGTGTCGCGGCTTGAATGGAACGCAGAGCTTCCCATCGAAGACGAGCCTTGGAATGTGGGGCTCATTGTCGGCCCCTCTGGCGCGGGCAAGACGCAGATTGCGTCGCGAATCTTCGACAAACACTTCCACCCGAAACTACGCTGGCAGCGCCGCCCCGTGATCGACGACTTCAAGAAAGCGCTCTCCATCCAAGACATTTCCAAGGCGTGTCAGGCGGTCGGCTTCAATACGATCCCAGCGTGGATGCGCCCATATGCGGTGCTTTCGAACGGCGAGAAGTTTCGCGTCGATCTCGCTCGTCGTCTTCTGGAGCTTTCAGATCCGATTGTGATCGACGAGTTCACGTCCGTGGTGGACAGACAAGTCGCGAAGATTGGCGCGCACGCTGCCCAGAAGTATGTTCGCCGAAATGATCGGCAACTCGTCGCAGTCACATGCCACGAGGACATAGAAGACTGGCTACAACCGGACTGGGTGTATCGCCCAGCGACCGAAGAGTTCTCTCGGAGGTCGGTTCAACCAAGACCAGAACTCCGAGTCGCAGTCGCCCAGGTGGGCTATTGCATGTGGCGACGCTTTGCTCCATTTCACTATTTGACGGCGTCGCTCAACAAAGCCGCGCGGTGTTTCTGTCTTTTCGTCGAAGGTGAGCCAGCGGCATTCGCCGGTGTTCTGCATCGCCCCCACCCACGAGTGAAGGACATCAAAGGCATCTCTCGACTCGTGACTCTGCCAGATTGGCAGGGGCTCGGGCTTGCGTTCGTTCTCGTGGACACGCTGGGCGCTTGCTATCGTGCGAAGCGTCTTCGCTTGCGCACGTACCCAGCCCACCCCGCCTTGATTCGCGGCTTCGACAGATCGAAAGCGTGGGCGCTCAAGACGAAGCCCACGAAGATAGCAGTACGAAATACAGCGCGAAAAACGTCATCGACACTCTCGAAGTGGAAGACGGGGCGCCCTTGTGCCGTCTTCGAGTATTGCGGCGAGAGCGCGAACGCGAAAGACGCGAGAAAGGTTCTCGGATAATGCCACGCAAGCCATCAGCCCAACAGCAACTCGACATAGCCAAGCGCCGCGAGAGGGTTTCCAAGTGTATCGCGGGCGGCTTCACCATTCGGCAGACGAGCGAAGCACTCAAAGTACCGCGTTCTACGGTCGCAGACGACAAGAAAGCAATCCTGCAAGCGGTTCAAGACTCGATGGTTGATGACTTCAAGGAGCACTTCTCGATCAATCTGTTACGGCTCGAAGCCGCGATCAAACACCAGATGCCGGGAGTCTTTCGCGGCAAGGTCGAGAACGTGCGAGAACTCGTCCGCATCGTCGAGCGGGAAGCCAAGATGCTCGGCCACGACAGACAGACCGAGGTGGCGATCTCGGGTGCGCTCGCAGTGAAAGACGAGACGGAGAGGGAGAATCCCGTTGATACAATACGCGCCGCTATTGCGAGCCTTGAAACCGGAGATCGCGACGGAACTGGCGGACAGCCCAAGGGAACTCGCTAGACTCGCGAAAGCGGTCCGCGAAGCGACAACGCTCCGCGGTGACTTGCGCGGCTTCTTCTCGCTCACAGACAAGCCGAGCTTTGGGCAATGGCTCCCGAAAGTCTCGCCGCGTTTTCGTTGGGACTGGCCTCATCTGCGCCTGATTCAGCACGTCTGCGATCTCGTGACTGTCGGCGCTCTCGACCGTGTGATAATTTCGATGCCGCCCCGACACGGTAAGAGCGAGTGCGTTACCGTTCGGTACCCAGTGTACCGGATGCTCTGTGAGCCGTCCTTCCCTGTTATCGTCGCTTCATACTCGGCGAGTCTGGCAAAGGCGTTCTCGCGTAGTGCTCGAAGCCTGGCGACACGCGAAGCAGTGCTATCCAAAGAACTCGCTCAAGTCGCGGAATGGAAACTCACGAACGGCTCAGTCTATCGGGCGGTGGGTGTCAATGGCGGCGTGGTCGGCCGTGGAGCCAAGCTCGTGATCATCGACGACCCGATCAAAAGTCGCAAGCAAGCGGAGTCCAGCGCATATAGGGCAGGGCTAAAACATTGGTATCAGAATGAGATATACACTCGACTGGAGCCCGACGCGGCGGTCATCGTTATTCAGACACGCTGGCACGATGACGATCTCGCGGGTCATCTCCTGACCGACGAGACGGGCGACACGTTCACAGAGATCAACCTGCCCGCGCTCGCATACGCCGAGAACGACCTTCTCGGCCGGGGCATCGGCGACGCGCTCTGTCCCGAGCGCTACGACCTGCGAGCCTTGAAACGTATTGCCAGCGTGGTCAAGAAGCGAGTTTTCAACGCTCAGTATCAGGGGCGCCCCATGAAAGCGGGCGGCAACGTCTTCGCAGAGAAATGGTGGGCAACTCAGGCGACACGCTTCTCGCCCGCCCAAATGCGCGAAGTCCGAGCGCAGTCGATTGGGCGTTGGCTCTCTTTCGATACTGCATACTCCGAGGACGAGTCGGCGTCTTATTCTGCGGTGTGTTGCGGCGACATGCTCCCCGACTTTCGTCTTCGCTTGACCGATGTTCGCCGTGACCATCTGAGCTTCCCAGACCTCGTCGCGTGGGCCACACGCATCATCCAAGAGCACAACCGGGATGGTAAGCTCAAGGAGATCGCGATAGAATGGAAAGCGAGCGGGCGCAGTCTTCACCAGACCCTTGAACGCCAGCTCCCGCCCCATCTCGCAGAGCTTCTCGTGGGCGTTACTCCGCAGGGCTCGAAGGAAGATCGCGCGAACGCTTCAAGTTATTGGTGCGAAAATGGGAGCATTCTGCTACCCTACCCAGGCATGAGCGTCCCTTGGCTGGCCCCTTTCTTCGACGAGTTGCTCAAGTTCCCAGCCGCAGAGAGAGACGATCAAGTAGACAGTTTCACCCAATTGCTTGACCGCGTCGTCCTTTGGCTTGAGCGCGGTCTTGAGGCGCGAATGCGCGGAGGATGACGCCATGGCTGGAAAGATGCGATCCTACTTATACCAAACGCTCTATGGGGCGCGGCGCTCTGTCGTGCTGCTGGGCGAGCGAGCACTCGTCGGCGCTTTGAAGCTCTACTATGCCGCGAAAGACACGGCGCGACCGACGAGGGCAGAAGACGAAGAGTTGACGCGAGGCATTCGCAACCCTGTCCAACGCCTCGTCGAATTCTACGTCGCGTTTCTATGGCCCGGTAAAGCGCTCGACGTTCTCGTTCCACTCTTCGCGCTCGCAATCAAGAGCGAGAAGGACAAGAGCGAGAAGAAAGTCGAAGCGCTCGTCGCTGCGCTTGCGCGTGTCTGGTCTTGGTCGCGTTTCGACGCGGTGAAGTCCTCGCTTGTGCGCTCGTATGCGGTCACGGGCGATTTGTTTATCAAGATCGTGAGTGAAGACACGAGCGAGAATGCGGCAGAGAAAGAGACGCCCGAACCCAATCGAGTTTATCTTCAAGTGCTCGACCCAGAGACAATCACCGAGATCACAGTGAACGACCGAGGCGTTCTCCAGACGGTGCGGATTGACGTCGCGAGCACAGACGAAACGACAGGCGAGACGCGCATCCATTCCGAACGCTGGTCGATGAGCGGCGTCAAGATATACCACAGGGGCGGCGCAGTCACAGACCCGATCAAGATGTTCCCTGCCCCGAGCGAAGAGTATTCTCTCGACGAACTCGGCACGCCAGGCTATCTCCCCATCGTTCACGCGAAGTTTCGCGACATCGGCGAGGACCGTGGCGCTTGCTCATTCTGGAGCGCGATAGACAAGATCGATGAAGCATCCATTCTCACGTCTCGAATGCACGCGCAACTATTCCGAAGCAATAAGGCGACATGGGCGCTGGAGTCTGTCGTCAAAGACACCAGCGGTCGCGTCTTGCCACCTCCAACGCTGACAACGAACTCGGCCGGCAAGATTGAAATGGGCGGCGAGACGTTCGTCTCTATCAACGGCACGCTCAAGTGTCTTGTGCCAGACATAAACTTCGGCGCCATGCTCGACATTGTGAACGCGCAGATCGAAGAGATCGAGAAAGACCTTCCAGAACTCGGACTGGAGCGAGCACTCAAAGCGAGCCAGATTGCGACAGAGACGCTCCGAATTCTGTTCGCGCCCGCTGTCGCTCGTATACTCGAAGCACGCGGCAACGCAGAGGCAGCGCTCGCACAAGCCGACCTGATAGCGCTTTCGATGGCGCAAGCTCTCTCGATTGACGGTTTCAAGGAGACTGACATCGGCACGGAGTTCGAGCACACCTTCGAGCCGCGAGACGTACTTCCATTGACGCAAGCGGAGCGAATTGCTCAGACCTTGGCAGAGGTCGAGATCATGCTCAAGAAACAGGACATTGGATTCCCGCTCGCAATCGTTCTCGCCGAGGGCGGTTATTCAGAAGACGAGATCACAGTCATCAAGCAAGCCATCGACGACGAGAAAGAGCAAGACGTGACACTCGCGAAGACCCTGCTCGATGCAGCAATCAGAAAGCGGGACGCAGAGTAGAACAACAGGAGCAACGGCATGCAGGACATTTATTATCAAGGATTTGAAAATGGCGCGAAAGCCCCGAAAAAATGAACGATTCGACAACACTCGCGAAGACGTGCTCGTCATGCGGCACGGACAGAGCAATGAACGGCGACTGCCTTTCCTGCGGTCACGTCGAACACGACGAACTCAAAGCGGGTGAGACTTATGCTCTCGTGGCGACGACATCGAAGCGAGCCCTCCCCATAATGCCGTGGTTCGCCCCTCCCGCGTATCTCTCGAAGCAAGGGCTCCGCAAGACAACGAGACAGATCGCGTCGCTTATGACGAAGCTATACGTCGGCACGTCGTTCACCGTGCGAGAGGTACGTCTCAAGGACTACCCATCGCGAACGACACGTCGCGAGAAGACGTGGTATCGAATCTGCGTCAATGGGCCGGGGAAGATGAAAGCGGGCTGGCTGAACGCGACATGCTTTATCGGTACGCAAGTGAGAAAAAGCGATGCCCACAGCGACTAAAGAAGCCGACATCGTCGAAGCGGTGCGGGGCTACAAAGCGAACTTGCTTCGTGAAGAACTCGAAGAGATGCAGGAACTCGCTGGCATGTGGGCCGAGATGTCGGAAGATCTCGTCAAGGATATTGGCACGCTCTCGAAAGACATCGAAGCTCTCCGAGCGGCCGGTGAAGTTCCCATCTCGAAAGTCCACGAGCTTGCCTCACACAAGCGCGCCCTGGCTCAGACGAAAGCGCGCGCCGAAGAGTTCGCAGAGAAGAGCGCGAAGCGTCTCGAAGGGCTACAGATCAAGGGCGGGGTGAAAGGACTCGAAGACGGCGCGGCCGCAATCGACATGGCTCTCTCTGAAGCGGACGGGGACATCTTCAATTCCTTTTTGATGAAAGACCTCGAAGCGGTCGAGAGTCTCACGGCTGGGCTATCCGCGGACGGCTCCCCGCTCAAGGAACTTCTCATGCGAGACTTCCCAGAAATGTACGACGACTTTGGCAAGACGCTTCAGAAAGGCACACTCCGAGGATGGTCGCCTCGCAAGATCGCAGCGGAACTCGAAAGAGTCGTCCGCTTGCCCTTGACCCGCGCGCTCACAATCGCACGGACTGAAATGATGCGGGCATATCGCGACGCGACGCGGCAGACGTATGAGGACTCAGGCGTCGTGACATCGTACAAGCGAATGGCCACGAAGTCCACGACGACGTGCGTCGCCTGCATCGCGCTGGACGGTCGAGTGTACAAAGTCAATCAGACAATGGGCGATCACCCTAACGGGCGATGCTCTATGATCCCGATGGTCGAGGGCTTTACGCCAGAATGGCAGAGCGCAGGCGATTGGTTTCGCACGCTCGACAAAGACGACCAAAAGAAGATGCTCGGCCCGGGCAAGTTCAATGCCTGGGACGATGGTGTTTTCGAGATTGAAGACCTCGCAAAGACGCTCGACGACCCGAAATGGGGTGAGCAAGTATCGACTCGCACGCTCAAGGATCTGACCAGGGCGGAATAGTCGGGCTTGACATTTCACGAGAATGTGGTATTCTCCCAGGCGAAGCGATGGCCCACGCACACGGGAAGCGGTTAATTTCCGGACACTCTGTAACATCGGCAGACAGGAGAGAAGCATCATGACGAAGACACCCGAAGACAAGATCGAAGACAAGGCCGACGGCATGAAAGAAGGCGAAGACTCGTCCGCGTCCGGAGCAGATGCCGACAAGGCAAAGCTCGACGAGCAATCAACCTTCACCCGTGAAGAGGTCGAAGCACTGGCGAAGACACGTGCGGGCGAAATGATGGAAGAGTCCATCCAAGAACGACTCGCACGCGACCGAAAGACCCGCGAACAGGAAGCCGACGAAGCGAAGCGCGTCGAACGCGAAGCGCAACTCGCGAAGAACCAGGAATTCGAGACGCTCTCGCAAGAGCAAGCGGCTCGAATCACCGAGCAAGACGAGAAGATCGCGACACTCACTGCGGAGCTTGAAACTTCAACAGCGAATGGGACGACTCTCACAACCACCTTGACCGAAGCGGTTGACGCGGAGATCGAGGCGCTCGGGCTTCCCGATCATTACACAGTACTTGTGTCCAAGATGACTGTCATCGAGAAGCGAGACTGGATCACCAAGTATGGCGACGAGTTCCGCAAGACTTCGCCAAGAGGCGTATCTCCGACCCCGAAGGGTGGCCAGGTCAAACCTGGGACGCCCACTGAAGCAGACAAAAACCAACAGTCAAATTTCATCTCTGGGATCGCCTAACGATTCGTGACGAGTCTCGTCGCCGTCGTGGGAGTTCTCGGGGTAACCAAGGAGAATTCTCATGGCAGATCTTGCCCTCGCAACGGACGAGGAGATCGGCATACTCTCAGACTGGGCCGAAATTCTCACGGCCCCGGCTGGAGTTGCTCTTTCTTCAGGCGACGTCGTAACCATCGACGCTTCAACCGGCAAGTTCATTCTTGCCGACGCGAACGTCGCTGACATCGACGGCCCTGTTTTTATCGCGATCAAAGACGCAGTCGCGGGGCTCGCAGTCGATTGCGTTCGACGCGGGCTCGTTTCAGGCTTCGACTTGAGCGCGATGGACTATGGCGATCGTGCCTATCTATCCAGCACGGCGGGCGCTCTCGCGAACCTTCAGGCGAGCGTGAATGAAGTCCAGACGCTAACCGAAACCGGCTCCCCGGCGGGCGGCACGTTCATTCTTACGCTTGACGGCCAAGCGACAGCCGCAATCGCCTTTGATGCAACGGGCGCACAAGTCGCCGCGGCACTCAACCTTTTGGCCAATGTTGGCGCGAATGGTTGTTCTGGTACCGGTGCCAGCACGGGACCGTTCGTGATCACGTTCGCAAGCCATCTCGCGGGCAAAGCGTTGCCGCTTATCGTCGTCTCTGACAACTCGATGACTGGTGGCAGTTCGCCCGTCCTCACACCCGTAGAAACCACCACAGGTATCACGAAGCTGTCCGTCGGTTTCGTGATCGGCGTCCATCACAATGCAATTGGGACCGATCCCGACAAAGTCCTCTACCTCGACATGTAAGTCGGAAGAGATGTTTCTCGACGGCGAGGAAAACAACAAGGAGAAAGAATCATGGCGAACGTAGTTCCCACAGGTTTTTACGACTTGCGCGATCTCTATTCGGAGACAGTGTCGCAAGTAGGAATCGAAGTCGTGAGCGAAGCGGTAGACGCTTCTCTCGCAGAATACAACAAGACCATTGAGGCGATGTATGGTCTGTTCGCGTCGCGGACGACCGAATACCAGGCGCGCTTCAAGAGCCCGAAGATCCGCAAGATGTCTGGAGCGAGCGAGTACACCCGCGCCATCCCCGCGAAAGGCTCAAGCCGTTATACGGTAGCGTGGCCCAAACAAAAGGGCATCGCGGGCGAAGGCTACACGCACGACGCCGCTGCTCGAATGACCGTCAAGGATGCCGCAGACGAGACAGCGGGGATCATGATCGCAGATGCTGCATGGCAGCGCGACTTGATGTTCGCCGCTCTGTTCTCTACGGCGAACTGGACATGGTCGGACGAAGATCATGGCGATATCGTGATCTATCCGATTGCGAACGGCGACACCGCCGTCTACCAGATTCGATCTGGCGCAGAGCAAGGCGCGACCGACGATCATCACCTCTTTCAAGCGGCGGCGATTCTCGACACCAGCGACCCGTACCCGACGCTCCATGCCGAACTCACGGAACACCCGGAGAACGGCGACACAATCGTTTGCCTGATTCCGACGGGGCTCAAGACCGCGACGCGCAATCTCGCCGCGTTCAACAGCCCGCAAGATCCGAACCTGCGTCCCGGTGCATCCGCGACCGTGCTCGCAGGCACGCTCGGCGTGAACGTCCCCGGCAAGCTCGTCGGGTATCACGACGAGGGCGTCTGGATTGTCGAATGGCCCTCCCTGCCCGTTGGCTATATCATCGCAGTGGCAGTCGGCGCGGGCGGGGCTTCCCCGCTGCGTATGCGTGAAGACACGGTCTTGAACTTGCAGGGCTTGCGCCGTGTCGCACAAGAGAAGCGGCATCCGTTCGAGCTTGCGACGTTCGAGCGCCTCGCGGGCTTCGGTGGCTGGAACCGCGTCGCGGCCGCAGTCATGCAGATTGGAAACGGTTCCTATGCGATTCCCTCTGGCTATACGGCTCCCATAGCGTAGGGTCTGAGCGCGGTCTTTGGGGTCGAGTCATCGGCCCCAAAGGCTCAAACATTCACCGGGTGAGAGTCGAACCGAGACTCTCACCCGAAACCGATCTCGACAATAACTGGAGACTCGATATGAAACGCGCACAAATCAAGACGATAGCCTTCGCGCTCGTCGCCTCTTTCCTTCTTTGCTTTGCTCTCAGTCTTGCGACCCACGAGGCCGCTTTCGCTAAAGTCTGGTCGAAGAGCCCGTTCGACTGGATCATGGCGAAGCGGCTCTCGGTAGACACCACATCGACGCTTACTGGCGATGTGACTGCGGCGGGCGATGTGACCTTGACCGCCGGAGATTTGATGTTGTCAGCGGGAGATTTCGCTGTTGGTGGGGACTTTGACCTCATAGGAGATTTTGAGATCTCGACCGGCGATTTTACTGTTGTTACTGGAGACATTACATCGGGCTCCGGCGACTTGAACGCGGGCGACGATTTGGACGTCGCCGACGATGCTTCAATAGGCGGAATCCTTACCGTGGACGGGCGCGCCACTACGGCAGACGGCGTCGAGAGCGGAACGGCCCGTGTAATTGGCGGACGTGCCTACAGCAATGTAGCCGTGTCTACCACGCCGGATGTTTCTGGTTCCCACGCGGAAGCCGCGTTTGACGTTGATTACACAATTCCAGCCAGCACGATCAAGGCCGGTTCCGTGATTAAGATAAGCGGCATGGGGACAGTCATCGATCAGAACGCCTCAGACACGTTAACTGTCGCCGTGAAGATTGGCGCGGAGACTCTTCTCGTTTCCACTGCCGTGACCGTTGCGGACAATGATGTCTTCGTCTTCGAGTGTACGGCGTTCGCCTATGCCGTACCCGGCGGCGCCGTTCCTCTCACAGCATGGGGGACTATCAACATGGACGCCACTGGAACCGTCAGCGGATTTCAGCAAGGCAAAACGACAGGCAATCTGGCCACGAACGGCGCTCTTGACGTTACCATTACCCACGACTGGTCGGCAAGTCATGCGGACAACGACGCTCGACTCGACGCGCTTTTCGTCGAGATTATCTAGGCAGAGACAGAACCTCGACGGCAGAACAGGAGGTAAGAACATGGACAGAGTTATCATTACACGGCGACGCTCTATCGCGCTCACGAGCATGGCTGAGGACACCGAGCAACTTTGTGCTCTCGTAGGCATCCCCATCCCGATAGTCCAGGGCCACCACGATCCCAACGTTCGCGAGTTGAAGCGCATCGAAGGGATCGCGGCGGTGTTGCCGAACGTGCTGGCAGTCGTCAAGCGCAAGAGCAAAGGCGAGATCAAAGCGACTGAAGAGAAAGCCGCGAAAGAACTCGAAGCCGCCGAACTCAAAGCCGCCGAAGCGACCGCGCTCGAAGATCAACGTTTCGCGGGAGAGTCTGACAGCGCTGCCCTGGATCAAGCCAAGAGAGAAGTCATCGCAGCGGCCGACGGCGCGAATCTCAGAGAGAACGAAACCGTCCCAGAGGGCGACGAACTCGACGAACTCGCGAAGCGCAGAGTCGCAGAGACGCAAGAACGCGAAACGGTGAATCGCGAGAACGAGGCTCTGCTCGACGAGAAACGCGCCATACTCGAAGCCCTAGAGAGCGAGGGCGCCCCGCTCCCGTCTCTCGATGACTTAGACGCTCTGGCCCGAGAACGTCTCGCCGAGCGCAGCCTCGACAGCCAGGCAGCATCTTCAAGCGAAAGCGACGAGGGCGACATTGTCACAGACGACGAGGGCGACATTGTCACAGACGACGAGGGCCGCATCGCGCCGCCCAGATCCCCTTCTGAGCCCACGGAGGTCTAAGCCATGGCTAGCCCCACGAGTATCACAGAGAGCGCCGCGAAAGCGCTCGCACACGCGACGCTGGGAAACTTCGCCGCGATTCTCGAATGGACGATAGAGGGGGATTCCTACGATGAAATAGTAGACGACGCTGTCGCAGAGTTCGGCGAAGACGTGATCACAGATGTGGCCGGCATCAAGAATGTCCAGCTTCTCAAAGCGTGCGTTCGTTTCGTGCTATGGCGCGAGGTGACATCGGCGACTAATGTCCAATTCAATCTCTCGGACTCCGGCGACTCGCTCTCGCTCTCGCAGCTTAACGATCACGCCCGCAAGTCGGCGAAAGAATGGCTCTCGGAAATCAATCGTCTTCGCATCGACGCAAGTCTCGAAGCGGACGGTCTAAGCGCTGGCGCTCTCGTCGCCTCGATGACAGAGATCACCCGCTCGGACGACCCATACGAGGAAGAGGAGGCTTCCAGTGAGTATTCTGCCTAGTGCCGTTCCTGCGTCGATGACAGCCGCGATCCGACTCGCGGCTTCTGTTGGGTTGAAAGACACTGCCACGATCAAGCGATTTGTGGAACCGACAGGGACAGGACCGACCGATCATCTCGACGCACAATATGGAGACTACGACGACGAGCACGCCTCTTCCGAGTACTCGACACGGTGCGGCTTCAAGTCGAAAGCGAGCGAAGAGAGCGGGGGCGGATACGAGGAAGCGACAGAAGGCCGCGGCATGTTCAAGATCCCCTTCGACAACGAAGCCAACATCGACAACCGAGATCGAATCGTGTTGACTCATGTTGGCGGAATCGCTCTTGAACAGGAGCGAACCTACGAGTTCACTGGCCCCTTAATCGCGAAGCTGGCGAGCCTCGTTGGCCCTGTTCGTCTCGTGACGGGCGGCGCAGAATCTGGCGGTGTCTAATGGCGCCACCGAAGACATCGCTTGATCTTGACTGGAGCGGCGACGCAGTGATCACCAAGCTCAAGGTGTTCGATAAGATGACGATCAAGAGACTGGCACTGGCGACCGAAGCCCAGGCGAAAACCAATATAAATGAACCCTTCCAACATGCGGACGGCGACAATCGCGGACAGATCGACACGAGCGCGATGGTCAACTCGACGCGGGCAGTCTTCGAGGGGCCGAACGTGCCGCCTGGCTATGAGGCGGCAGTCATCTCGCCGCAGATCTACGCGCCGTATCAAGAGGAGATTCGCCCGTTTATGTATCCAGCCGCGAAGACAGTAGCAGGGCAAGCCGAAGGCGTCGCCCTCGCAATCGCAAGAGGGGTGCTCCGGTGAAGAACCTTGAACTCGGAGTCGATGTCGCCAAAGTCTTCGCGGAGTATCTGCGTCTCGAAACGACGAACGTCGGCGGCGCTTCAGTCTTGTATCCCATCGCAGGGGCGCGGGTGTATTGCGTTGACCTTCCGAAGCACTACACGCACACGAGCGCCGCTGTCGTCGTTCGCGTGCGTGACGATACTGAGATCAGTGGCACGGCTGTGAGTCGTGCCAGTTTCGACTTGAGATGCTACGGGGCAACCGCCGATCCGGACTCGGCAAAGCTCGTAGCTCTCGCGACACGACGACAAGTTCGGGCGGCTTCGGACGAGCATTGCACGAGCGGCATCGTTATGTCGGCATCCATAGAGGGCGGGAGCGGTGAACTCATTTGGACGCCGAAAGGCGTTCGACCCTGGATTCCCGTCTTCGCTTTGTCACTAATTAAACCATAGGAGAAGACACATGTCGAATGAGATTTCGGATGTGGTATCCGTAAAGTATGCGGTAGTGGGAGCCTCGCTCCCGTCTATTCCCGCGAGCGCTCCCGTCGTCTGGTCGGCAGCAGGAACGGCTCAGAATGAGATCCAGACGATTACCGTCGATGCGACGGGCGGCACATTCACGATCAGTTACGGTGGGCAGACGACAGCGACCATCGCTTTCGGCGCGCTCGGCGAAACTGTCGAATCCAAACTCGAAGCACTCTCCTCAATTGGAGAAGGCCAAGTCTCTGTCACGGGCGCAAGCGGTGGCCCGTTTGTGATCACATTCCGCGATTCTTTGGGCAACCAGGATATTGCGGCCGTCACGACAGACCCCGCGCTTCTCACTGGCGGCGCTGGCACCGCAGCGGTCGTCCCGACGCAAGCGGGCGCGGAAGGCGGTTCGACTTGGACCGACGTGCCAAACGTCGATCCCGAGAAGGGCGTCAAGATCGCAATCGCATCATCTGTGCGAGATATTTTCTCGCTGGGTTCGGCGCGCCCGACCTCTCGCCATGTCTTAAGCACGGCGGTGGCCGGCATCACAATGTCCTTCACCCAATGTGGAGAGAGCGCGTTGTCCTTCCTGTATCCCGACTGGGATCTGACCGACCACGTGCTCTCTACACGAGCGAAGGGAACGGAGGCGAACTACATCGCGCTGGCTGTCGAGACGAGCGAGTTCCTTCTCGAACTGATCAAGGTGTCGCCGAACGCGGAGAGCGAGTTGCTCTTCCTGAACAGTGACATCGCCGAGCCGGAACTCTCGCTCGATACGTTCGAGATCGCGAAGGTCGTAGGATATCTCCATTTCTGGGGCGCATAGCCTCTAACAGAACCTCCTCGAAGCCGTCGAGAAGAGCGCGAAGACTTGAACCATGGGAACCGTTAGCCAAGGGAATCGAAAAATGACCACAGTTGAAAACGACGAAGCAAAAGCATTTCAGAGAACAGACGAGGACGTGATTCTCAATCGACCGATCCTTCTCTTCATCGACTCGAAAGGTTTGGAGCACACCGTGAAACTCCTACCCATCACGCGTGTGGAGAACTGGCTGCAGAAGACAGAGGACGTTGCAGATCTACAAGAGGACCTGAACGAGTCGGTCGAACTTATGCAGGGCGCAGAGCAACGCTATCAAGCGCTCCGCACCGAGCGGACACGTCTCAAGATCGAAGCGCAGAACGTCGGAGAGTTGGTGCTCGCAGACAAGGAGCGCAGGCTCGAAGGGAAGAGCACGCTTGCAGATCGTCTCGACGAATACATCGACGACGATCTTCGCGCGAAGTTCAACCCCGAAGAGGCGCGCGAAGTCGTCTCGGAGTTGGTGCGCCGTGTTGTCGCAGACACAGAGCAACCGACGACGGACGACGATGTGCATCAAGCGCGGGAGGCGTTCAAAACCACGCGCACGCAATATCGCGAACGGATGCGCCTGTATCTCGATGCAGTATTCGAGGCGGTTGTCGCGTATTCGCCAGAGACCTTGAACGCCAAAGACTTGAGGGCGACGGTCGCAGAGAATCAAGTGATTCATGCCTTTCTCCGCTTGAGGATGTTCTCAAACCCTTTAGCCGAAGAGAACGCGATCTCCGCAAAGTTCGCGCACAAGTTCGCCGAAATGCTGGCAGAAATAAACGCTCCCAAGGACTGAGGCTTCTCGACACGTTTCAAGCGGTCGGCGAGGAGTTTCGCTTGAGCGCTTTCGAGGTGCCGGACGTCTTGAGCTGGGAACAAGTCTGGATGGGCGTGGAGTGGCTGAACGACAGACGGAAGCGCGATGTGAAGAAGCGTTCTCTTGGAGGGAACAAAGAACTCTCTCTCGGTGCTTTTGCGAAGATGATAAAAGCACGACAAGGCGGGGCCGGTAAGTCTGTCCCGCTGAAAAGGTGAAGTAATGGATCTCGCTAAACTACGCCTCCTGTACTCGTCGAAGGGAATCTCGAAACTCAATTCCGAATTCAAGTCTATTCGAGGAAGCGCGGAAAAGAACTTCGGCGCAATCTCGAAGACGGTCGGGAACTCTATGCTCGCAGCAGGCGCGGCTACTGCCGTCGCTACGGGCTTCGCTCTCAAAAGCGCGATGACCTTCGAGACCGGCATGAGAGAGATCGGAAATCTCGGTGTTGAGAACATGGCGGCAATGAGGGAGGGGGTTCTCGATTACAGCGAAGCGATGGGAGTGGATGCAGTTGAAGCCACAAGGGATGTGTATGATGCCCTTTCAGCCGGCGTCAAAGAAGCGGATACGCTCGAAGTCTTGGAGCTATCCGCAATCGCAGCGGCTGTCGGATTAGGCACGACAGCCGACGCTCTGGATCTTGCAACAACGATGCTCAACGGCTACGGTCGCGCAAACACGAAAGGCGTCACGGAGATTGACAAGTTCAAGAATATCTTGGGCTTTGCTACTAAGGCGATAGAAAAGGGCAAGACGAACATGGGCGAACTGGGGAGCATCATGGGCAAGATCGCGCCGCTTGCAAACACCGCCGGGATCTCAATGGAGGAACTTTTTGCGTCAATCGCAACATCTACCGCCATGGGAATCAAGGGCTCCGAAGCTGTCTCCGGACTCAAGGCCGCGATTACCTCGATCATAAAGCCATCGAAAGAAGCGAAGGAGGTTGCAAAAGCACTTGGCTTTGACTTCTCGGCTACTGGCCTAAAGACAATGAAGCTAGGGGGATTCGTTGAAAAATTGACAGAGAAGATTAAGGAGCAGGGTCCGGCTCTAGTGGCGCAGAGGGACAAGATGAAAGGGCAGATCGAAGCACTCGAAGCGACAGCGGGCGGGAGCAAAGAACTCAAGAAGGAACTGAAGGGACTCAAAGACTCCTACAAGGGGCTCGAAGGAGTAAGTGAAGATCAGCTCACAATGATGTCCGCAATGATTGGATCTGTCGAAGGTTTGAATATTATCCTGGCGCAAGCGAGTACGGAAGGCTCGGCGATGTTCAAAGAAGCGCTTGGAGAAATGGCGAATTCTCAGGAGGACATGAATGCTGCATGGGAAAAGTTCAAGGAAGATAACCCAGAGTTGGCCTTTAAGCAAATGATGGCTACTGTCCGTCGCCTAGCGATAGAAATCGGTGATATTTTATTGCCCGCGATGAAGTCGGCAATCGACTGGGTCAAGCCGCTTGTTCAATTGTTTGGAAAGTTCGCGAAAACCGGCGTGGGCGGCGTGATAGTCAAGATCTCAGTGGCGCTCGGAGTGCTCTTGGTCCCGCTCGGGCTTGTCGCGCGTTATCTCGTGCCGATTGTGAGCATGGCAAAGATGCTCGGCGCATTGAAGCTCGGCGCGACATTCGTCTCGATGGTGTCTGGCGCGATTGCGGCGGGCGGCGGGCTTGCCGCGACGGGCGCGGGCGCGATGACTGCGGCGGGCGGCTTCGGTGCAATGATGCTCGCCGCGGCCCCGCTGACTATCGCCACCGTGGCGGTGACTACACTCGTCGGCACGCTTGCGTATCAATACGGGAGGCTCAAGCAAGAGCAAGAGGCGGCGGCAGAGAGTGAGAAGAAGGCATACAAGAGCCAAGACGAATACATCCAAAAAATGCGGGAGAAGGGCGTCGTTCTTTCCAATGAGGCAATGAAGGAGATGGACTTCAATGAGCGCGCGGCGTACATTTCAGAGCAGAGCGCAGCGCGGCGCATCGCTTCGACACAAGCCGAGACACAAGCCGACCTGGACGCGAGCTTGACGAAAGAGCAAGCGCTCGTTGCCGAGTATGCTAGAGAGCAACTAAACTGGGACGCCGAGAGAGCACGACATGCCGCACGGCAAGGCATGACCGCCCAGGAAGTCTTCGACATGATCGGCAAGAGCGAAGCCGAGCAAGAGGCCATAGTCGCCACAGGAGCCGCCAAGCAAGCGAACGTCGAAGCCGAACTCGCAGGACAGTCCGCGGTCATGGGTGGCGTATGGGAACGCATGGGCGCGGCCATCCAGGAGAAGCTGACCGAGGACGAATTCTTCGCTGGCAAGATGCAGAAATTCGTAGACGAGGAAGATCGCGAGCGCAAGATCGCGATCCTGAAAAAGCAACTCCTAGAACAGGGGCTCGACGCTGGCGTCTGGACCATGCGCAAGCTGCAAGACTTGCAAGCCGAAAAGCGCACCGCCGAGAGAGATCATTATCAAGAGCAGAAGGAACTTATCGTCGCGAATATGAACGACGAAGAGCGGGCGGCATACGACAAGTTTCAGCTAGGCAAAGAGCAAGCCGACCGAGAGGAAGAGCAGTGGGCGCGAACTCGCGAAGGCTATGTCGATGAGATGGATCTAATGACTTCGAGCACGAAGCACCACTCGAACGAACTCAAGCTAAAAGGGACCGCCGTACAGACCGCCGCACAATCTGAGGCGCAGTTTCGCGCCGCGCACTACCGCAAGGGAACGACAGCTGTTGCGGCGAGTGAGAAGACGCTCACGCAGGAACTTGGTGCAGAAAAGGACAAGCAAAACGAAAAAATCACCGACGCTTCGTCTGACACAGCGAAGACCGAAGAACAGATCAGGCGCGATCTCTCTGACCTCAAGAAGGACCTGATTGAGTCCGACACCCAGGCGGAACTTGATCACTTCGAGCAAAGTCTAGCGGCAACAAAGTCAGGGCTCGGGGATTCGGCGGCGGAGTACACATCCTACTTCGCCGACTTGACCGCGCAAGCCAACGCATTCCGCGAAAAGATGAAACACGCGACCAACCCGTCGCAGACCGGCTCCCCTTCTCTCATTCAAGAGATCGACGCGGGCTTCGCGAAGCTCATGCCGCGCTGGAAAGAGAAGTGGGAAAGAGTCGCAGAGCCCGTGCTGGCCTATCGTGACATGATGACGCGCTCGATGGGTGTGCTAGCCCCTGTCGCGTCTGGAGCGCAAGCAAGCGCAGCGCTCGTCGATTCGTCTGGCCCTGCTCGTGCGGCAGTACACGAGCGACAAAGCGGCGGCATGAGCTTCGAGCGCGCGCAACTCCCAGAGCAAAGCACGGGCGAGTCGGTCGTCGTTAATATCGCGCATCAAGAGATCAAGCGGGACGTGGACGTCGCAAAGGTCAATAGCGGGATAGGGCGCGGGATACGCCGCGAGAAACTCAAGCGAGGCAAATAGCATGTCGGAAACGTTCACCTATAACTCGGTCGATCTCACAGTGACCCCATACTTCGTGACACTTATGTCGGTGGAGAAGGCGTTTCTCGGCACGCCCCGAGTCTCGAAGCGCTCGAAGGGTAGCGAGGGCGGGACAGTTACAATGGGCGGCGCCCAGGACGAACTCACGATCTCTACTGTCTTTTCAGTTGAAGCCGCGGGGCGCCCTGCGGTTCTTTCGGCGCTTGACTCGCTCCACTTCCTCGTAGACACGAAGACGAGGAGGTCGCTCTTGATCGGCCGATGGCCGGATAGATATTACATGGTGCGACCCGAAGGCGATCTCGCAGAGGAACTCGGGGGCGGCGACGGTGACTCCTTTGAGATCCTGTCGATTGACTGGCTCGCTCCAGACCCGAGCCCATACTCGACGACAGAGCAAGACTACCCTCAAGTGGCGCTCGTATCGAGCCCGCAAGACATCATGG